AACTGTTCTGACAAACCATTCCCCCTCCAACTCCTCTACGTTTTCATTAACCCCACGAACCTTATTCAATACTTTGATATGGTCACCTGCCTTCATCAATTTCTCACCTGTGATACCATTGATAAGAACATGTGTTTGAACTTGTGCCGCGACTGCAGTTAGTAGTTGGTTATAAACAAGCGCTTTGCATGTTGGTGTATCAAATTCACCGCGATAACCTGTAGGCATGTGATAACCAAACATATTATTGATGTCCTTTGGTTCTTCATATAGATTGTTCATCTCAGGAACGGGACGTTTTAGATAACCATTTTTGAGCGTATACTGCTTCTTCTTGAACCAATTGAATCTTTCAGCACTCGCTCCAGATAATCCAATCTTATAGTACTCTTTATGTCCAAATTCTGGATAGTAATCGTTAATGACTTTCTGCGTATCTTTCTGAGCATCAGCAATACTTGTAACAACAATATCCTGAAGGTTTAGTTCGTGTTCATCACCATTTGACATGATGTGTTCAATAGACCTGAAATGAAATTGGTTCTTAAGATCAAACCAACTATGGAATCCTCCAACGTCTCCCGTCGCCAAAGCATACTTCTTAAGATAATTAATAGTCTTGTGTGGACTCCAAAACGGAATGCAAAAACTGTCTAACTTCCCCTTAGTATTCTCGACAGTCGTTCCATTCTCCAACTTACCAATTTGATAATCGTCTGGGGATTTGTTAAGGAATAGTTTGAATATATCTTTAACAACATCACTGATTGGTATATCTGCATACCCCTTAGACACTTTCCAAGTCAATAGATTTCTATAGGCGGGAAATTGTGCAATTGTTATTGTGAATTGATCATAAGCAGATCCAACAATATGCCCCTCTTCATAACCAATCATATTGAGAATTTCGAACTTGAGAGTACGACCAGTACCTTCACCGTATGCGCCACCGTCTTCACGGTTAGATCTGAGAATCATTTGAATATAATCGTAACCCTCACGAAGCAAGACACCCATCTTAAACTTACCACGGTCTGTGAACTTGATGGTACCAAATACCACATACTGACTAATAGATTCCTGCAACTTAACTTCAACAATGTCCTGAGGTTCAAACGCTGGGGCATATGGAGAAGGTTCCCCATCTTTGTTAATAGGAATCATTGTTGGGATTTCGTTATTGAACGTTCCCCAAGTTAGTTCGCTAGGTCTAGGCATTTTGTTCCTGTTCTTGTGTTCGTATATGCTGCTCGTAGAGACAAATTATAAGATCAAATTCATCCATCATGAGTTTATTAGATTCTTCAATACCTAATTTTGTAGTTAGTAAAAGACTAAACTGTGAAGAGAGCACAGACATATAGTCTTCCGATCCTAAAAATCGTAGAAGAATAGTATAAAATCCGACAGATTAAATCCCTCCGCATCTTTATTGTATGTTCTTACGTAGTCGTTAACAACTTCAAAGAACACTTCGCTATTCTCTTTATAGGCAGAAGTAATCTCTTGAAGATGATCATACGACAGACAACTCAGAAGTTTCACCCGTTGATCTGCAGACATTATATTAGCGACACCGTCTCTAACATATGCTTTCACACACATAGCAAGAGTGAGTATATTTGCAGATGCTTCTGGATCCGATTTACAATAATTCTGAATATAAATCATATCGCCTCGCGTTGGAATCATAAGATAAAGACCAAGAGTATCATCTACATTAATATAACTCATAGGATTTTTCATGAATTGTTCTCTACGGTCTTTGATCCAATCCAACATTTCACTAATGTTAATATCGATATAACTTACCTTTGGAGTAGACTTGTCCTTAGTTCTAGAAGTTATTTTGAACTTCGCTTCCTCACCTCTAGAAATCAATCGAAGATAGACTAGAAGATATACCCAATCATATAGAGTTAAGTTTTCAACTGGATATTGATTTGTAATACAGCGCTTAAGAATAACATCCAATGATGAAGTTAAAGCGAACTCCAATTGCTGAACATCATACTCATAAGAATCCAAGGATTTATCTAGCATTGAATTTCGAGACTCAAATAACTCCAACTGCTTTGTTAAAAACTTGTATTCCTCAACAGTCATACTCTTAAGTTGTACAACAGTCTCTCCATCCAGAAGAGTTACTTCATCTGTATACAACTCAGAACTCAAGTGATTCAAGAAATCGTCAAACTCTGCACCATCAACATTCCTTGATGTCTTAATCTTGCCAACTGTTGGAAGATTCTCAACAACCTTCTTAACTGCTTTCTTGGTTGTTTTCTTTTTCTTCCTAGGTTTAGATTTAGGTTTAGGTTCTTCCATCACCTCTTCCTCGTTTGTGTCAATGTTGACATCTGGAAAGAGTCTTTCCTTCAATGCTTTGGCATTTGCAACCACATCGGCATGTTCATTTGGATTGTTTATCATTGCATTCAAATGATCTATATTGATCTCTGATGTGTTTTGTTGGAATGCTGCTGGTGCGCCAGTTCCTGGTATGTTTGGTGCAATGAATTTGTTCTGGTCAATGAACCCTTGATTCTCTTCCATGGTTTTCTCCCTTATGTTATAGTAATGCTTACCTATTCTATTTAGTGGTATGGATGTGTTTTACAGAATTATATGGTAGGAAAGGATTAGGTGTGAAATACCCCTATAAAAATACATAGAGGTGCTTATAATAAATCCTAATATCTAAAGGTATTTAGGGTCGCTCTGGTAATATATTAAAGAAAAACCCCTAATTTCTTAGGGGTTTCTCAGAATTCTTATTGAATGGTTGTGACTACACTTTATTATGGTAACTGTAAGTGATAGTCGCATCAAAAGTCAAAGGAGTATCCTTTGTCTCATGACCATATTGGATCGCAGAGATCGCAGATAGGAACGAAAGACTCAACTTATAAACAGATGCAGGTGCTCTCTGAGTGTTAAGTTGGAATAAAGTCATTGAACCCATGTAGACGGTCGGTGCGCCCCAGACTGGACCAGAACCTTCGTCATAACGATATACTTGATCGAGAACCTTCTTCCAAGATGACAATATCTCATAATCTGCATCAATAATGAACTGAGCAGTTAGAGGTTCATAGGTAGGAGTACCACCTAGTTTATATGTCATACCGAAATAAGAGATTGGAACTTCATTAACAGTTAGACCTGGAAGTGCCGATGTTCTCATAGACGCTACCACTCGCTGCGGGTCGCCCAGTTGTCCGAAGCAACCACCTTCAAAGAAACAACGGAAGTGATATGGTCTAGCAATATCATTAATTTTTTCTCTAAGATTATTTAGACTATACATATTGCTATCCTTTTCCTTTATCTAAAATTAGGCACCAGTCGATGGGACTGTGTTTGAAACGCCTGGAACTATTCTAGTAGCAAGTTCTTGTAGATTCACACCTGATCTTGTGATAAAGAATCGCAGATAGACAAACTCAGCAACAGGAGTTGGTTTCACGTAGATGTCTACGTAAAGTTCATTGTTGTCAAGAACAATTGGAGTATTGTTAGTCTCGTCACAAACTACCAAGAACTCCTGCAAACCTCTATTGTTTTGAACCCATTGTAGGAACTCATTGAAGATACCAGTTAGTTCCGAACGGGTGAATTCATCATTGAACTCGAAGACGAATTGCTCTGCGAGTCTACGACATCTTCTCTTAAGGAATGCAAGAAGTCTACGAACATTGACTCTGTTGAGATAACTCTCACGGTCTAGCAAAGTCTTCTGCCCGTAAATGGTGATAGCACTCCTAATAACAGCAATTGGATTGACTCTGTTAGCGTAAAGGGCATCGCGCTGTGGCAGACGGAAGGTTTCGCGAAGATCTAAGACCTCAGAGAGAACACCACGTCTGCTACCAGCAGGAGCATACCAAGGATAGAAATTCTTATCCACATCAGCGTAGACGCCAGCAACGGTACCAGAAGGAGACACCCAACGATATACACCATTATACTTATCGTAGATCTTGAGACGGTTATGATAAAGCGCAGCATAACTACCAGTCTCGCCACCCAAAAGAAGATTCTCTTGAGTCCATCCAACAATCTGATCTACAGTCTTATGCTCAGACGGAACATCCAAAACAGCAATTGCTTCACCATTAAGATCTTCAGCAAGAGCAGCAAGGTTCTTCTTAGCAATAAGCGGAAGATCACCTTCAATGAGAACATCTACATCTACATCAGACTCACGATAAAGATCTAGAGCAGTCAAGTACTCACCAACGAGTGTTACGGATTGACCCTCACGTTCTACAGTCTCATAGAAGTTTTGAAGTTCACCAGAGTATCCACCACGCAATGCAATAGGAAGAGTGGTTGTCATAACACATTCAAGAGCGAGATCCGAGAACTTAGTACGGATCAATGAAGAATTGTTATTAACAACGTCCTCAACAAACATCTTATTACCATTACCATCGAATGCGTTCTTATCTGTTGAAACTCTGTGATATTCAACTTCACCCCAAGAGTTAGATACAGTATCGCGACTTAGAACGAAGATACCAAATTCCTTCTCACTTGCTGGAAGGTTGTTCGGAATCTGACCCAAGAAGTCAAATTCGTTGACAAGTTCTTGATATGTAACTTTAGAAAGCAAACGCTTGACACTTGGTGCAGCAGCAGTACCCCAGTTGGCAAACTCTTCTGGTACGAACGAATCCGACTTAAGAGTTTCGCGAGGAATACTTAAACTATAAGGGAACTTCTTCAACTTCTCTGCATCAGCATAACCAAGCAAGAAGATGTAGTAGTCATTATAATCAGCACCTGGACCTACAGCAGAAATAACAAGATCTTCTGCCTTTGCTTCACTGTTAATTTCAACGTTGAAATCAAAAGTATCTGTATCATCTGGATCATAATATTCTGGATCAGAAGTTGTACCGTGCTTGAAGCGGATGCCACCAACCCATGTATTCTCAACCCAAGCAACTCTTTCCCAAACAACTTCACCATCTGTGGTAGTATCACCAACGTCTACATCCCATGCAACAACGTCATCACTAACACTACCCTTGTCTGCACGTTCTGCAGATGAGGGTA